TTTGTCGTTAAATTAGTCCCATCAAAAGTAAGCGCAGAGCCACTTGTCAGAACCTTTGAACCATTGAGATAGGTTACTCCGTTGGCTGTGCCAGCAGAGAGGGTTACAGAACTAGAAGCGGATAAAGTTGTAAAAGCACCAGTCGTAGGGGTTGTAGCACCAACAGGACCATTGATATTGATAGAGGCTGTACCTGTAAGGTTAGTTACAGTACCGCTAGAGGGTGTACCCAAAGCACCACCATTGACAACAGGTGCGCCAGCAGAGCCAACATTGACCGCTAGAGCAGTTGCTACACCAGTACCCAGACCTGATACACCTGTGGAGATGGGAAGACCTGTAGCGTTCGTTAGGATTACGCTAGATGGAGTTCCCAATGCAGGGGTTACAAGAGTAGGAGATGTCGCAAAGACCAAAGAGCCTGTGCCAGTCTCATCTGTTACTGCGGCAAGCAAATTAGCACTTGATGGAGTACCTAAGAAAGTTGCTACGCCAGTTCCAAGACCAGAAACACCTGTACTGATAGGCAAGCCAGTAGCATTGGTCAAAGTAGCACTAGATGGTGTTCCAAGTGCGGGAGTAACCAAGGTTGGGCTATTGGCAAACACCAAAGCACCCGAGCCTGTTTCATCACTAACAGCAGAAGCCAAGTTAGCAGATGAAGGTGTAGCCAAGAAAGTAGCAACACCAGTACCCAAGCCACTCACGCCAGTAGAAATTGGCAATCCTGTGGCATTTGTCAAAGTTGCAGAAGCAGGAGTTCCTAATGTAGGAGTCACCAATGTAGGACTGTTTGACAGAACAACAGAGCCTGTACCAGTCGATGAAGTTACACCTGTACCGCCATTTGCAACAGGTAAAGTGCCAGTAATATCAGAAGTAGATAGGCTGACAGCATCCCAAGAAACATTCGTTCCATCAGTTTGAAGATATTTATTCGCATTGCTTGTCTGTGAAGGCAAGAGGTTATTGATAGCAGCAGTAGCCGTAGAAGCTCCTGTACCACCATCAGCAATCGCTAAATCAGTAATACCAGTAATTGAACCACCAGTAATTGCGGCAGCAGAGTTATCTGTCTTAGTCGCAATAGCCGTAGCAATATTGTTAAACTCGGTATCAATCTCTGTACCACGAACAATCTTTAGCGGATCACCTGGTGTAAGGTTATCTTTAGTCGCAAAATTGGTACTTTTTGTGTAATCAGACACGATATGCTCCTTGAGTGAGTTTCATACTCACGATATTTTTCCATTCTTAGATTGAATTTCAATCTTTTGAATTGACAATGAAGTTCCGTTAATTGTGGTTTCGTAACCAGTTTGGACAATCTTACCTGCTCCAGATGCGCTTACATCCAAAGTCTTAATCAAAACGCCACCAGAATACTCAGCAACGCCATATTCAGCAAGACCATATTCATAGTTTTGTTGTTCAGGAATGTAGGCATTACCAGACAAATAGTTGGCGGCAAAGTCAAAGCCCCATTTAATCGTCACATACTGGTTTGAGCCACCAATCACTACTGTCTTAATACGTTTAAGAACAGAAATTTGATTCTGGTTTCCTAAATCAGCATGGTTGGTGAAATAAGAAAATCGATAAGTAGAAGTGTTATCCAAGTAACTTCCATACTTACCAATGTAACCCTTCTTACCAATGTACAAATCGCCATTACGAAGCGAATACAGAGCCGTAGGAGTGATTGAATCCCACTTGGTTACACGAGCCGCACCATCAGGCAATTGCATCTTTGTATCAAAGCAAAATACTTGGGCGGTAACTGGCAATGTTAACAAATAAAAGGCATTCTTCTCTGAGTAAACAGACTTCAGATTAGCCAAAGTCTCTACTGCCAAAGAGGACACCAAGTCAGAGCGAACATTCTTAGACAAGTCACGCAATGGAGCAGACTTCTCTTGAATTGTCCTCATCAAAGAGCGAACTCCTGAGTCTGACAAAAAAATTACATCAGTACCAATGCTCTGAATCGAGTCACGAGCAATGCAACCAATAGAACCTACTGTATCGCTCAATTGAAGGGTAGCAGGAGTTGTCGCACCTTGATAAACAAGAATCTGTCGTTTACCAAAGATAAACAAGAAGTCATTGTGAGCAGCCAAGCCCATGATCTCATCTGAACCATTAGGCCATACACGAGAAACATCCAATGTTCCTGTCGTTCCACCAGACCAGACATGACCTGCAATCAAGTCAGAAAAAGTAATAGTTACTTTGTCAGTAGAAGTATTTGCTACCCACAAACGACCAAAAGCAGACAAAACGATATTTGCTTGCGGAACAGTGCCTGTATAACCAGTTTTCTCAGAAACTCTTCGATAAGTTGTGGTGCTTACTGCAGGGTCATAAATCAATGGATCGTGACCAGACTGGAAAAAGTATGTGATTCCATTTAAACTAGCGCAATGCCAGTTGTTTGCTGAAATGGTAGGAGCAGACCCGCCCCCTCCATAAGTCAATTCAGTCACCGCATTGGCAGTACCAAGCTTGAACAACTTACTGTTACCAGCAAACAATACAGTCAAAGTGCCATCTGTCTGAACTAACTCATGGATGACAGTAACGTCATTAGAACCAAGGTTGCCAGATGATGAATTGACAAGCGTATAGCCCTTACGAGCGCCAATACGACCATACTGGTCAATCACACAATTAGAAGCAACCAAAGCAAAGCCAGATGCCAAATCCAATGGCGAATCTTGCGTATTCAGGCCATAAAAGCCTGGTGCGCTAATGCTTTGACTTTGTAGAGGTGATGACATTACACTGCCTCAAAGTTGTCTTCAATGTTACGAGTGCTTTCCATCGCAATAGCATCAGATAGCATCCCTCTAAACAAGGCATAAGCCTCGGAAGAGTTAGTTCCACCATCTTCACCACGCTCAATCAAAGCACGAGCATAAGCGCTCTGTGTAACCAAGTAATCAAGAACTTTTACAGTCGTACCATCAGCAGACAAATTAGCCTGTGGGACAACAATATCAAACTTCAATGTGTAAACACCATCAGGAACTGGATACAAATCTACCTTAGTATCATTGCTTGAATCAACACCATTAAAGCAATATTCGCTTGGAATTCCTTGAATAGCAGTCGTAAAGTTCAACTTACGATTCATGTCTACAAAAGGAATAGCTATCAAACCAAGATAGCTAGTTGAATTGATGGCATCATTCACACGAAACTTTTGACCTGCACCAGTCAAAGAATATGAACTTGTTCCACTAGCAGTCGTAACAGTTACTGTAGTTGACAAGCAATTCCATGTGTAAGCATCTTCAATCTGACGCTTTGCATCATTCACAAACTTGCCAATCAATGCGGAATATGTAGTTTCTGAAACAGTAGAAACATTAGTCTCACGCAAACGAGTGAGAACATCATTGACTAATTCTAGATATGTCATGTTCGTTGCGCTCCTTCAACCTCAAATGTAGCAATCACAGAAATTGTAGAGCCTGTCTCTGAAGTTGCGGTTAAATAGTCACCCTCTTCCATCACAATATATTTGATTGACTCAATGTCTGACAAAGTTGTTTTGGAATTAAGTGTGTATTCAAATAAGACTGGAATGCTTAAAGAAGCACTAGAGTCATACCAACTTACGCTGATATGCTTATTTGATGAAGTCGAGTTTGTGACATGAATGAGAACGCATTTAGCATAATAACCAGTCGGCACTGTGAACAGCGTAGTTGCTGTTGCAGCAGTTAGATTTGCACCGACAGACCTAGCTCTCATTTCTTATTCCTCTTAGAGATCGCCTTGGCTTTAGCCTTAGCGTCTTCCTTGGACGTTGCGCCCCAAGCTCTAAGAGAAAGTAAAAGTCGGGTAGGCTTTCCATCTTTCATCTCAGCGCCAGGCATATTGCCCATTCGTGCTAAAAAGGATGCCCTACGAGGGTTGTCTCCCGACTTAACTGGTGCTTTTAAATTACCACCTGTTTCTGCATTATAAGATGCTCTCCCCTTAGCATTCAAGCCCCCAGAAGGAGATTTTCCTTCTTTTCTTTGCCAAGCAGGAGTTTTCATTTCTTCTTCTTTGCAGTTTTAGCTGCGGCTTTAAAGGCGGCCTCTGTTGGAGCGCCCTTAGAGCCAACTTTACGCATCTTTTCTCCAGAGCCAGCTTTTATTCTTGCTCTCTTTTCTGCAATATTAGCGTAAAGACCTTGTTTCATTTCTTTTTCTTCATTGGTTTGCTCATGCCTGCAGAACTCAAGGCAATTGCAATGGCTTGCTTCTTTGATTTAACTATAGGGCCACCTTTGCCAGAGTGCAAAGTACCAGCCTTATATTCTTTGTAAACCTTTGAGATTTTGGCTTCAGCTTTGGTCTTCTTCATTTGCTTCTCCCAGATTTCTTCATCATATTAGTGGCTGTACGACCACCACGAGTAGGCATAGGACGCATTTTAGGCTTTCCTACGGCAATCATAATAGCGATAGGCATACCTTTAGGCTTCTTATCACTTGGCTTCTTTGTCGCTTTCATGCTTTCTCCTTGGTAATAGGGCCGCCACTTTTCCACGCATCACAAGTACGAGCGGAAGCACAAGTGAATTGAAATAGGTCGCAATAGCCGAGATCAGCGGCTTTAACAAAGTTTTTATCATAAGAAAGCTCTCCTTCGACCTCATCCTTCTCCAGACCGCCTTCAATACAGGCCATCATCTTAGGAGTTTGGATAAAAGCAGCGCAATTACCGCATCGCATCCCTTTGATGACAGAGGTAGGGGCGTTGTACATCTTGGCTTTTTTCAGCCAAAACGCATCATTTGGTTCATTAGGATTGGGTGGGCCATAGCCAAACTTCTTAAAGGCATTATTTCGGTTCTTCAGATTGACCGAAACATCTTGTGTTGCTATAGGACAAGTATCGCCAGATAGAAGTTTCATCGCATCACCTTGGTAGCAATAAAGGAAATAATACCACCAATGACAGAGGCGATAGCCATTCCAACAAACATTCCACCTTTGGACTTGTTTGCCATCTCTAAAAGGGCTTTAATATCTTCACGCATTGCATGAACTTCGGACTGAAGAGCCTCTACTTGGGCTTCTAACTTACCGAACTCTCGTGGATCAATCTCAGACATTTGCAGTCTTCCTTGGTCTGCCCATCTTCTTGACAGGGTGTGGTTGAGACAATATTAAAGGCTTTTCAAAAGACTCTTTAACTTCTTCGTCAATTCTGACATAACCTGCATGACCTTTCATGCTATCAATATCATGTTGAAGCAAGAAAGTTACTGTTTGACCGCTTTGTAAGCATCGAAAGGTTGCCATAAGAATCTCCGAAGAAAAGGGGGTTATTAGCCCCCTTTATATTAGACCATGCGGACTACGACCAAACGAAGGGTAGTAGAAGCCAAGTCAACAGTTGAGCCAGACTCATTCTGAACACGGAATTTGACTGTGTTTGCAGCAGAAACATAACCTGTTACTGTCAAACCAACCAAATCAACACCCAAAGAAGCGCCAATGACCATATCACCCAAGGCTACGCCAGGGATAGTGATGTCGTCAGTCTCGCCTGCGCCATCTACCAATGAACCTGCGTCCAAAGTAGCACGAACAGCCCAAGTATCGCTAAAC